ATGAAAAGTATGCTGAAAGAATTATGCTTATGCCTGCTGCTCATAAAAAAGAATATCATAATGCCTTCCCAGGTGGTTATGTAGAACATGTTAATAGAGTTATCACTTGTGCTCTTCATCTTCATGACTTATGGGCCCAAATGGGAGCTGATGTTAGTACTTATACTAAAGAAGAACTTGTATTCTCTGCCCTTAATCATGACTTAGGTAAATTAGGAGATGAAAATCATGACTCTTATATCCCCCAGACTGATAATTGGAGACGAGAAAAATTAGGAGAAGATTATAAATTTAATGATGCTTTAGCATTTGCTTCTGTTCCTGATAGAGGTCTTTATTTACTTCAGTCTCATGATGTTAAATATACTTTTAATGAAATGGTTGCCATTCAAACACATGATGGTCTATATGATAAAGCTAATGAAAAATATCTAATGACATATATGCCAGAAACTAAACCTAGAACATCTTTACCTTATATTGTCCACCAGGCTGATTTAATGGCTGCTCGTATTGAATTTGAACGTGAGTGGTTACCTAAATTACAAGGTAACTTGGATACCTCAAAGAAATCATTTACATTGGAGACTAATAAAAAATCACAACCTACTACTTCTAGTACTAAAGCAAAAGCTTTAAATACTATGAAAAGTGAAGGACTTAAAAATTTATTAGATAATTTATGATATTAACAATTATAATTCTTTCAATAATGGTCGTGGTCTTAGGATACACGACCTTTAATCTTCTTAGAAAAAATGAGAAACAAGAAGATATACTTGCTTCTTATATGACTTATTTAAATAAAATTTCTGACACTATTGAAGAAACAGATAAAAAATTAAAAGAAGTAGATTCTAGAGGTTCTTTTGAAGCGGATGATGAGGTAGGTTTTGTTTTTGAACAAATTAAAAGTATCCAAGCTATATTAAATACTTTTATAGTTAAAAACATTAAATAATGGAAATAGCAATGCCTAAAAAGAAAAAAGGAGTACAATACTTTACCCAAGAAACTGAAGATTCTATTGTATTATATAATAATACTTCTGATCCTGTACTTAAAAGTAGACTTTATAATGATAAAATTCATTATGCTTTTTTTAAATTAACAGAAAATATAATTCATACTTTTAAATTTTATTATACAGAAGTAGATGAAATTGAACATTTGCAACATGAAGTAATTTGTTTTTTATTATCAAAAATTCATCTATATGATCAAACAAAAGGTACTAAAGCGTACTCTTATTTTGGGACAATTGCTAAACGTTACTTGATTTTAGAAAATCAAAAAAATTATAAAAAACGTATTGATAAAGCTCCTATAGACATTTTAGAAGAAGATGAAGTACATTCATATACAATTGATGAGACCTCATCAGATGAACGTTTATCTATGTTTATAGACGAATTTACAGAATATATTACTGAACGTATATTTGAGTTATTTCCTAAAGAGTATGATGCCCAAATAGCTGATGCTATTTTAGAATTATTTCGTAAAAGAGAACACTTAGATGTATTTAATAAAAAAGCACTTTACATTTATATTCGTGAACAAGTTGATGTTAAAACACCAAAAATAACTAAAATAGCTAATCAACTTTACGATATCTTTAAAGAAGGTTATATATTTTATTTAGAACACGGATATACAAATTTTTAAGTTTCATATTTATAAGAAACTAATTGTATATTTATGTCACAATTCAATAATGTAGTATTTGGTAAAAAGAAATTTTCTGATATTTTAGAGGAAATTTATAATAACCAACAAAAAAAAGATAAACAGGTTACAGCTCTTATAAATGAGTTAAAACCTCTTATTGCTGATATTGGAGACGCTACCTTAGTAGTTCCTTTAATTAAGGAATATATGGAAATAAGCGTTAAAAATGATGATTTACTTATTAAAATGGCTGCTTTAGCACAACGTGCTATGCAAACTCAATCTGAAGATGGTTCATTAACTATTTCTGATGAAGAAAAAGAACAATTATTAGCAGCAATGAATGATTTAAAAGGAGAAAAATAAATGGCTAGAAACTTTACAGATAGTTTGTTTGGTCAAATATCCCAAAACAATACCAGACTACTTAATGATACAACTTTCAGTATCACTCCTGTAAGGGTAAAATATAGTTTTTTAAATTTAGAACAAACAAAAAAAGATTATCCTGAAATATATAAAAAATATGGTGAAGATTTTTCCTTAAATGGAATAATGTTTGATTCTATAACCAATCCTACCAAAAATAATAAATCTAAAGATTTATCAAGATATATTTTTGCTAAACCTTTATTTCCTAATTTTAGACAAGTTCCTCTTATTAATGAAATAGCTTATGTTATATCTTTACCTAGTATAGATTTACAAAACCCAAATTTTATAAATTTAAACAATCAAGATTATTATTATTTTTTACCTTTAAATATATGGAATAGTGTTCATAATAATGCTCTTCCAAATCCTATAGACGTAACAACAACTACTCCTTCAGAACAGAAAAACTACCAACAAGTAGAGGCGGGTTCTAGAGTAAAAGTTACTGATGGAGTAGATGATATTAATTTAGGTGAAACTTTTGATGAATTAGCTAATATAAAGAATCTTCAACCTTTTGAAGGTGATGTAATTTTTGAAGGCAGATTTGGTCAATCTATAAGATTTGGATCAACAGTAACTGGCAGTAATGGTTTACCTTATTTAGGAAATGAATGGTCTAATAAAACATTATTAGGTTCCCAAGGGGATCCTATTTTAATTTTAAGAAACGGTCAACATCAAGATAATCAACCTTCATGGGTACCTATTCAAGAAAAAATAAACCAAGATCCAAGTTCAATTTATTTTGGTTCAACACAACAAATCCCTTTAACTACTTCTAGTTCTTTTGATAGTTACTATATTCCACCAACTTTACCCAATCAATACTCAAACAACCAGATAATCATTAATTCGGGTAGAGTAGTAGTTAATGCTAATAATGACCATGTATTATTAACTTCTAATAAATCAGTAAATTTAAACACAGTTGAAAGTGTAAATATTGATACTAAACAAACTATTATTAGTTCTGAGGTACTTTTAGGAGGAAAAGAAGCTAATGAATCTTTATTAAAAGGAAATACAACTATAGGAATATTAAATGAGGTGATAGATAATATTCAAACATTATCTGATACTTTACAAACTCTAATATCTCAACCTGCAGGTACTAATTTCGCTACTTTAGCTGCTAACGCGGGAGCTGTTTCAAGAAACTTAACAGCTTTAAAAACTGAATTAAATAATAAAACTTTATCAACTTCAAGCTTTACAACATAATGGCCTTACCTATTAATAAAGATATCGCCCTTCAAATAGCTAAACAAAAAGCAAAAGAAGCTATAGCTCAAAAAGCAGCGAGAGTTGCTATGGAACAAGCTAAAAAAGCAAGACAATCAAAATCACTTCCAAAACCAGAAGGTACAATTGATATAAAATCCTTAGCTAAAACTGTTAAAGCATCTCAACCTGATAATCAAAAACCAAAAGGATTAGCTAAATTTGGCAAACTTATAACAGATAATGGATTACAATTAGCCCAAGCTGCTCTTCCAGCAGCTAAAGCTTATGCTGTACAATTAGCTATTGACACTGCTTCTGAAAATTTACCTGAAATATGTCCTAGTCAAACTACAATAGATAGTATTATAGATCCTCTTACTAATTTAATAAATAGTATAAATAATACAGCTAAATTAACTCAAGATATAAATAAATTAATGCAAGATGTATCAACAGGAGCAGCAGTTGTTTCTACTACATCAACTATTCTTAACGCTTTAATTCCAGGATTAACAATAGCAGCTGATGCTTCTCCTTTAGCTCCTGGTTTCTTAGTTTCAGCTATTGATAAAATTGATTATGTTAATAAAAAAATAATTTTTAAAAATGATGGTACTCCTAGATTACCTGAAATTATATCAAATGTAGGTAGTGTAACTATAGCTACAAGTTTAGTGTCTTTTTATCTTAAACAAATAAAAGATATATTAGATAAAGTAATAGCTACTATCAAGAAATGTTCCCCTAGTTCTACTCTTCCTGAATTAAATGCTGAATTAAAAACTTTAACAAAACAACAAGAACAATCAACCGCGAATCAAGATAATGTTTATAAAGGATTTTTATTAAAAATAGTTGAGGTTAAATTTAATGAACAATTAAACCAAAGAAAAGCAGTTGCTTATAATGGTAATGGAATTCCAACATTAGAGACTGAATTATCATTTACTACAAATACTCAAACATTAGTTAATGATTTAAAAAGAATAATAGATGAATCTGGCTTAATTGGAGACTACCAAGCAACCCCTCAACCACCAGAAATAGATCAAGACTTATTACCTAACTCTGGTTTAGAAAATAAAGAAGTTAGATTAAGTGTAATAGACAATAGAATATCTAAAGACCAAGCTAAACTTGATGATGAATATCAAAAATTCTTAATCCAAGCTAAATCATTTAGTAATATTGTTTCACCTCCTAATTTCCCAACATCTGTTTCAACATCTAACATCGCAATAGTTTTAAGATTATTTGCTAGTTTTTCAAATAAATTATCCACTGAAATTAATTATTATTATTATTCTTATAATAATGGTGAACAAATAGAAATATATGCTTATAACCCAGAAATTAGGGAAAAAACAACTAAAGGTATTGAAGAATTAAAATCAAAAATATATAATATAAACTCTCTTATTGACAGTATTAATATATTCAAAGGTGAAAAAGCAGTAATAGAGGGAACAGCAGCAAAAATTAGTTTATCTACTGAAAATTCATCTATTGTTCTTCCTAATATTCCTGATATTTCACTTCTAAATCCATAAAAAACTAATTAAATTAATATTTATAACTAATGAAACCGACAGAATTTAAAAAATTAATCAAGGAAGCTGTAAAAGAAGCTATCCAAGAAGAATTAAAAGAAATTCTTTTAGAAGCAGTTCGTGCCCCAAAACAAGTTATG